TAATAAACCAAGCGTATCAAGCAAATGAAAAAAGATAGAATAGAAAATTTTTTAAATACACTACTTAAGATGACTGGGATGGTAGCTATAGTGTATATATTTATGATCGTATCATCTTGTGATGATAATATTTACATAGGTGGATACAATAAAGATTTTGAAGAAATAAGTGAATTAATATTTGAAACAGATTCTTTAATTATGACAATACAAAAAGATTTGGATTCTCTAAATGCAAAAGGGTATTAGTGCAGATAGTCAAATACACATATCAATAGCTTTTTTAATAAAAGCAATGATAGGTATTAGTTTATTAATTGCATCATATTATCAAATACAAATGAAATTTGCAAGTATAGATTCAACATTAAATGATTTACAAAGTAAAGTTACTGTTTTAACTGCATCTGTAGAGGGAATGGAACAAGAACAAATTGAAGAATTAGAAGCTACAGTACAAGAACAAAAAAGTTTATTACAAAAAATAGGTTTAAAAAAGTGAGTAAAGAAATAAGCGAAGAAAAAATATTAGGATCAAAGTTTACCTTATCTTTGCAGACTATGATAGCTGCTGGCACAGGATTAGCGAGTCTTATAGGTATGTGGTATGCTTTACAAGCAGATATACAAGAAGCAAAAGAGTTACCTGTTCCTGTATCTTTATTTTCTCAGGAATATCCAAGTAAAGGAATTAGTGATTATAATTGGTCGCCATCATACGAACAATATAAGCAACAAATCTCTCAACTTCAAAACGACAATGACGAGATATTTGAGACGATAGAAGAACTGCAACAGGAAATAAGTATATTGAAGCAGCAAGTAATTGATTTAAGGATTAAAGTCAGATGAGATTATTACTTTTACTATCATTGGCATTTGGTCAGCAACAGATAACAGATACAAATTTTTATGGAGCAATCTATAAAGGGATGCATTTAGTAAGGTTTACGGCTGAATGGTCAGAAAACAATAAGCAAAACTTTTATCAAGGTAAATTTATTGTAGATGGTGACAGTGCTCATATGGGAACACAGATGATGATTATACCTTCAAAGAAAGTACCTGAGACTGTGAGAAAACTAAGATTAAGAAACTTTCCCAGTGTAGTATTATTTAAAGATGGTAAAAAAGTAAAAGTGTGGAAAGCAAATTTTGATGGAAAGCTTGAATTAACCACAGATGATGTTAAAAAATCTATTGATTGGTATTCAAGACAAAAATAAAACAAACAAACAAAGGAGTTAAAATGGCTAAAACAGAAAAAGAAAAGCCTGTACTTAAGATAGACGAGAAAGAATACGATATTGAATCGATGAATGATGAGCAAAAATCAATGATAAGTCACATAGCTGACCTTGATAGAAAGTTACAGTCAAGTGAATTTAATTTGATTCAATTGCGATTTGGAAGACAAGCATTCGTAGATGCTTTAAAAGCTTCGATTGATGAAGGCGACAGTAAAGAAGCAGAGTGATATAGTAGATAAAGCCATAGTCTCGGCTATGATGATTGAATCTATTATAATCGCTTTTAGTATTAGAGAAGATATGTTTTTAACTGTAGCTCTTGGAGCTTTAGTTATAATAGGATTGAGGGCAACTAAAAAGGTTTTAAATGATTGATTCTAAAGTTTTCAGTTTGTATGCAGAATATGGTGCAGTTGGGATTATAGTAGTCTTATTTGCAATGATGATAATTAATTTAATTAAAAGTCAGAAAATGCAGAATGAAGATTTAGATTCAATTAGACAATCAATTGTCAAAGCTGAGACTAAAGTGGCTAATGTAGAAAGTATTGTTTTAAAGATGTTAGACAGATGGAATAAATCAGACGATACATCTGCAAGACATAGAGAAGATATTGTAAAAGAATTAAATGACGTAACTGATGATTTGTCATATTTAAAAGGTAGGATTAACGGAAAATGAATAAAGTTGATATAGAGAGATGGCGATTGAATGTTGATAGTAGACTTGAAGAATTAACCATTATGAATGCAAAGCAGAGTAGTCAGGTTACTCATATTAAAGAAACTACTGACGAAATTAAAACCTTAGTAAAAGAACAAAATGGTAGAGTTCGTGCTTTAGAATCATCTGTATCTAGGATACAAGGTGTAGGCTCTATGTTTGTTGTTGTATTTGGTTCTTTAATAAGTTGGTTATTTAAAGGAGAATAGAAAATGGAATGGGTTCAAGGTAATTGGGAATATGTAGTTATTGGTCTTTTAGCTATTGATAAAGTAGTAGCTCTTAGTCCATCTAAATGGGATGATCTTGTTTGGACAGCGATTAAAAAATCTATATATAAACTAGCAGGGAAGAAATAGAATGTTAAAAATGTTAATAAAGAAATTAGTTAAGAAGATTGGTATGGTACAGCTTCTTATGATGGTTGGTGATACAGCAGTAAAAGCAACTAAGTCTAAAAAAGATGATAAAGTTTGGGCTGAGGTTAAGGTGTTATTGGAGACTTTTTCATAATGCCAAGGTTTAGCACAAAGAGTAAATCTAAGTTACATACTTGCGATGAAAGATTAATTGATTTGTTTAACGAAGTAGTTAAGCATTTTGATTGCACAGTAATAGAAGGTCATCGAGGGAAGGAGAGGCAGAATGCAGCGTATAACAAAGGCAATAGTAAACTTAAGTTTCCTAACGGTAAACACAATAAAAGCCCTAGCATTGCTGTTGATGTGGCTCCCTATCCTATTGATTGGAATGACCGCGATAGGTTCCATTATTTTAGTGGATATGTTTTGGGTATTGCTTCGCAAATGGGTTTGAATATTCGCTGGGGTGGAGATTGGGATCAGGATACGCAAACCAAAGATAATAAGTTTGATGATTTAGTACACTTTGAGATAAAGGAATAATGCCTAAACAGTTTAAAACATATACACGTTTTGAAGGTGGTTTAAATACCAAGACCAATGCTCGCTCTATTCAAGAAAACGAATTAGCTCAAGCTAACAATGTCATTGTAGATGAGTTTGGAGCTATAAAATCTTGTGGTAAAGCAGTTAATAATGACACTAATTATACAGACCCTAGCGTAACTGCTATGCAACCTGGATATGGTTTATTTCAAGCTTCTTTTGATTTTAACCGTAGCGCATCAAATACTAACACCGTAAGAACATTTTTAGCAAATGCAGATGATGGAACTAATGCAGTCGTTCATGTTTTAGATGGTACAACTTGGGATACTAGCGATATAAGTTTGGGTGCTGTTACTGGTTCTGAGCAAGCAAAAGTTATTTATCATATTGCTGATGGCTCGGTAACATCTTGTGATACTAATATTATTAATGTATCTACTGCTTTAAAAGATTATAAGTATAAAAAAGCAATGGCGAGATGGAAAGGTTCTGATGGAGCTTCTCTCTTAAGCACACAGAATGTTGGTTGGGCAGATTATGATACAAAGTTAAGTAAGCCAACTAGTGGTATTTGTGGAGATCAAGTGGTAGGTGTAAGTGCAGGTGCTGGCAACAATACTACTACGCTTATTGCTGTAGACTCAGATGCTTTTGCAAATTTTGAAACTGAGTTAGACAAAGGAACATATTATGCAATAAGAACAACAGCTTCTGCTGAAGTAATTTCTGACCGTACTAATGATACAACATTGAATATGCCAGGTGGAGGTACAACTTGGGCAAATAGTGAGGCTTATTCTATATATCCACCTCAAGGAACTGGTTTTAATCTTGACTTTACTGTTGCATCTGGAGGTTCTTGGGCTGCTGGAACTTATGAATTTGGAACAACGTTTCTTTATGATGGCAATCAAGAATCTTTAATAAGAAAACTTTCTGGAAGTATAGCTGTTAGTGCGGATAATAAAGTAACTTGTATAGTTTTGGCTAATGAAAATCCATCTTCTGTGGGATATTCTTTGGATATAACTGGTGGTAGAATTTATTATAGACTATCAGGAAGTGATGATACTTGGGTTTTATTTGGTGATATAAGTTTTGTTGATGGAGCAAGGTCTAGTCTGGAAGCAGATTTCACTCATTGGACTAAAGCAGTTAGTTCTACTGGATATTTACATAGTACTTTTATTAGCTATTCTCAAAATATAGATAGCTATGAATCATTGAATGGTTTTAGTCCTTCATCTCAATTTATATCTATAGGTGAAAATGGAGAAAAGTATCAGACAAGCGTAGTAACAAATAGAAGAGTTTTTATAGCAAATGTGCAGTATACAACAGATGGTGGTAATTTGCAAAATTTTGGAGACCAGATACGTTATACTCAGATTAATAAGTTTAATACTTTTCCAGAGTTAAACTTTATAGATATTGGTGTTAACGATGGAGAGTCTTTTGTTAAGCTAGAGGCTTTTGCAGACAGGTTATTAGCATTTAAAGAACGTAAGCTATATATTATTAATATAGGTGGTGGTTCTGATACTCAATGGTTTTTAGAATCTGAGCATAAAAATATGGGAGTTGAGTTTCACGCAGCTACTGTAAAAACAGACTTTGGTATAGCTTGGGCTAATAAAAACGGTTTATTCTTTTATGATGGTAGTCAAATTAGGAATTTACAAACTAAAATTTTAGAGTCAGAGTGGTCTAGTTTTGTTGACCATTTGACAATGATTTCTTACGAGCCTACTCATAAACATTTAGTTCTTATAAGAGATGCTGATGATGAATCTGCGGATAACGGTGATGCTTATGTATATAGTTTTATTACAAACTCGTTTACATTTGTAGAAGATTTAGTTGCTGATAGTAATAAAACAAATCCTATAACAGATGCTTACAATAAATTAACAATGGGGACAGGTACAGCTGAAATAATATCTTACGACGGAGAACCAGATTCTGGAACTACTTTTGATTTGATATTAAAAGATGATGATTTTGGTATGCCTAATACTGTTAAAAAGATTTATGGTGTAACAGTAGAATATGCGAGTAATGCCTCAAACAGTAATGGATTGAAGTATTATTATACAGACGATAGTGGAACAAAACAAGCTGTAGCAAACGGAGGAACTTTAGCTAGCACCAGTAATGACCTTGATGTTAATAAAGTTACTTTTGGTACACCTCTATTAGCGTCCTCGTTTCAAGTGCGTTTAGATATGGACGGAGATAGTATACAAAAAATAAACAATGTAGGCGTAGAATACAGACCTATATATAAAAGAGTTACATAGTGTCAATTGATAGAGAAAAAAGATTTTTATACAACTCAAAAGGTGTAGATGCAAAACTACAAATAGGATATCCATCTAAGGCTTCTGGAAACGATGGAGAAGAAAGAGTTGTTAAGACACCAGATGGCAAGCTTAGGCTTTATAGAAAAGAGCTTGGTGCTTGGTATTATTTAGAATTTACAAGGAGTTAATATGACTTTAGCAGAAATAATGGCAGGATTAGGAGCTAGTCAAGCAGTCGGTGGAGCGAGAACTGGTGCTTTACTTACTCAAACTGCTGAAGGTGAGCGTAGACAATTACTTGATGCTCAAAGAAGATTAGAAGAACAGCAAAGAGAACGAGAAAGAAAAGCTAAAAGACGTGAAAAAAGACGCGGTATTGGTAGATTGATTGGAAGCGCAGCTGGAGCTTTGTTAGCATTGCCAACTGGAGGATTGAGTCTCGCAGCTGGAGCTGCCTTAGGAAGTGCTGCTGGTCAAGCTGGGGCTGCTTTAACACAAAGAGGTGGATATAAATTAGGAGACGTTAGCTCTGGACTAGGCGAAGGTATGTTTTTTAAAGGTGGTAGAGCAGATATATCTAGCGCAGAAAGAGATACAAATAGATATCTTGATGAAGCTAATCAAGGATTCCTTACCAATATAGCTGCTAGCGCTGCTTCTGAT